GGGCTGGGCGGGGGTGCCAGAAGGAGCGGGCAGCGTGGGGGCTGGAGCAGCAGGTGGGGGGGGAGGAGGGGCGGTGGACTGCGTGAGGGGAATGGAGACGACCCAGGAGTTAGGGTTTGAAGCGGATGGGTCGGGAGGTGGTGAAGCAAGCATTCCTGGGGGAAGGAAAGGTTTTGAAGCGAGCAAGTTGACAGGGCGGCGGTCGAAGGTGAGGGTGAAGGGCTTGGGATGGAAGTAGCAGTCATAACGATCATGGATGGATTGAGGGGAGTCTTTGTCGCAGAAGGCTCGGTAAGCCCAGTAACAAGCAGGGGCGAGGGCAGCAAGGGCGATCCAGAGGGGCGTGAAAAAGGGGAGAGGGGTGGGGAGGTAAGCTGAACCGAGAGTGGGGAAATTGGGGGAAGTGGCAGTCCAGGAAAAGAATCTCAGGAAAAGCGATGTTAGGAAGGTTGGGCAGCGAAGATGTTTGGCTGAAAGGGACATGGTGAGAGCGAAGCGGGGGGCGGCATGGGTGAAGAAGCTCGGGGGTTGGATGAACCAGTGGCCAAAGATAGCCAGCGACGTGATGTGATAACGGCGGGCTTGGCAGACTAAGTAGGCTGCGTAAGCGGAGAGGGGTGAGGAGATCAGGCAACCTGCGGAAAACAAACGGAAAGAGTTGGTGCGGAGCCAATGACGAAGGTGCTGCAAGGGGGAAGTCAGAAGCATGTAGTGGGAGACAGGGCGGAGTGGGGAGGTGTAGAGGGCGAAATGGGCAAGATTGTCCCAGGCGGCGGAAGAGACCCAGGAGTACTCGCTCTTGGAGGATTGAGTGCGAATGAAGCCGGCGGGATCGGTGACGCGGAGGGTACGGACGGCTCTGACGTAGAGGAAAAGCGCGTCATAAACGGCTTTTGGGACGAGGCGATGGCGAACTTCTTGCTTGAGGTCTTGGGCAGATGGGATGAGGACGGCAAGAGGTGAGCGGAAAGAGATGGAGTCTTCATGAGAGAAGAGGGGTGGGAGGCCGCGCTGAATCAGGATGGAATGAAGGGGACCCCAGGACTCGAGGCGGGTAATGGAAAGGGAGAGCGAAGGGGAGGTTATGGCGGTGGTCTTGAGCCAGTTGAGAGCGCTCATGGGTTGGGTGTACGACAGGGAGGGGTTGTTTTCTAAGAAGTAAGTTAGCTGGCCGTTTTTGATCTCGAAGCGGTACAGTTCAGGCATGAGAGAGAGGTTGGTGAAGTCGGATTCGGGGGGGACCACGAGAGAGGCGTAAAGCTTTTGGACTTGAGGAGCTTGCTGAAAGAAGTCGAGGATCTGATCTGGAGAGAAGTACATGAGAGCGTCGTGCATGAAAACGGTTTCTGTGTTGGGTAAGGAAGTGGAGGTGACCGGGTAGCGGACGGAATCGGCTGCGGTGAGGCGGTAATTGAAAGGCGTGGATGGAGCAAAATTTGCGTTTTTGGCGCGCATCTTGTTGTACTTGGATGGCTTCATGAACATGACGGAGGAGGGGGTGGTGGCTTTGTGATGCCAGTCAGAGAGCAGGTTAATCTCAAGGGTTTTGTGAACGGGGTGAGAGTGGTTGGTAGTGCCAAAATCAGTGATATCAATGCCGGAGTCGGTGAGGAAGGGGCGGTGGACTTGAGGAATGTGATAAGGGAATTTATCAAGGGCAGCGCGGAAGGGAGAAGCGACGGCCTCGAGAAGGGGGGCAGTGATGGAGTCCTTGTGGATAGTTGAGGCGAGAGCCTCAAGAATCCCTTTGAAACCTCCAGAAGCACCGTGGAGTGTGGGGAGAGGGGTAACGGAAGGAGAGTGATACGGACGGCCATAGCGGCAAGCG